ATGCGAATGATGATCGTGTTGCTCCTCAGTTCGCCGTTAACCAATTTGACAACCCGGAGGCAGGTGAAAGCTATCTCCCTGATTACGAGTAATGGCTTTTGATCCTCATACTCTCCGTCAGTTGATTAAGGAGCATGGCAGGACAGTTACTCTTCGTAAAAGAGCCATGACTGCCTATTCTGCTGCTACAGGAACTCTCACCACCACCAATACGGATTACAAGGTCAAGGCTTACTTCTACGACTACACCCCGGACATGATTGACGAGAACAACATCCTTCGTGGAGATCGTCGTGTAGTCCTCTCTGACAAGCTGATTAATGGCAATACGACCCCTGCTCCTGACAGCACTGACCAGATCATCGGTGAGGGCGATACGGTTAACATCGTCAAGGTTGATGAAATCAAGTCTGCCAACAACGTGATGTGCTATCTCCTTCAAGTGAGGGATTGATATGCAGATTGGTATCTCGCAACTTGTCAAACGAGTTGAAACTCAACTCAATGAAGTCAGAGATGTGTTCCTAGAGAAGATGGCTGAAACAGCCCTGTCACTCTCCCCTGTAGACACTGGCGCATATGTAGAATCCTTTGCAATTACTACAATCTCTGGCGGGGGTCGTTCTAGGACATCTCATGGAAGACCTAAAGGACAAGACCCTGAAGCCAAGAAAAGTCAAGCCTTTGAACAACTGCTTGGTGATATCGCTGTCATTCCGCCGGATGTCACTAAGGTCTATCTGACCAATAGAGCACCACATGCAAAACAAGTAGAAGAAGATCACGGCTATGGTGTCTTTGCTGTTGTAAGAAACGTAGCCAGCAATCTCCTTGATGAAGCTGTGACAGAGGTGAGGTTCCGAGAATGAGCATAATGAATGATATCAGGGCTTGTTTGGATAATCATCTCGCTACGGCTACCGGCCTTCCCGCTATTTCCTTTCAGAATGTCCCTTACCAACAAGTCACTGGAACTCCCTACATCAAGGCCACGATGGTTCCTACACTTCGTCGCCCTGCTACCAGAGGGCCTAACCCTCAACAACTATACCAAGGTCTGTATCGACTGACTATCTGCACTCCTGAAAATGTAGGCTCAGGTGCTAACTACGATATCGTTGATGCAGTCCTAGCAAGATTTGATGCCACGACAGACATCTCCTACAATGGGTATATCGTCTCTGTCGATTATGCAGAGGTAGGAACCAGCTACCTTGATTCACCATTCTACTGCACTCCAGTCAATGTAGGCTGGTATATCTATCGCTCATAAGGAGATAACTCATGCCCTTCGCACAAGGTAGCCGTTCTGGCCTTTCGTATGTTGTCGAATCGACTTTCGGCACTACGCCTTCTACTCCCTCTCTCATTCAACTCCCCTATACTACGCATTCGCTCAACCTGACCAAAGAGCGGGTGCAGGGAAACGACATTCAGCCTGACCGTATGATCCGCACGGATCGTCATGGCAACCGCACCTCGGCTGGTGATATTACGGTTGATCTTCGTAAAGGAGATTACGATCCCTTCTTCGAGAGTGCCTTTTTCAACTCTTGGTCTACAAATGTGCTGAAGATCGGCACCACTCCGAAATACTTTTCGATTGAAGATGCTGCTGCGGATATTACCCAATTCCGTCTGTTCAAAGGTATGGCTGTTTCTTCGATGGCTGTCTCGATCCGTCCCAATCAAATGGTGACTTGCACCTTCTCGATGGTTGGTAAGGACATGACGATCAGTGGAACTTCGGACGATCCCACTAAGACTGCTTCTTCGACCAACGCTCCTTTTGATTCGTATTCGGGTGCCCTTGAGATTGGAAATGCTGGTGGTGCTCTATCGTCCATTGCTACGGTGACTGGCATCGACTTTACTCTCTCGAACAGCCTTGCTCCCACTTTCGTTGTTGGTTCTTCCACGACCCCGCAACTTGAATATGGCATGGCGACTATCGAAGGAACCATTACTGCCTATTTTGAAGATGCCACGCTTGTCAACCGCTTCCTGAACGAGACTGAAACGGCTCTTGAGGTTGAAGTGGATGACCCGACCGGATCGAATCCCTATACCTTCCTTTTCCCGCGTATCAAGATCAATGGCGCTGATATCCCGGTTGACAATCCTCAATCGCGCATCATCACTCTGCCCTTCGTTGCGATCTATGATACCACGGAGGCTACGTCCCTGAAACTTACTCGGACGAACCCGTAATCCCCATTCGTGGGGTAGGCAGGGGCTGGTTGTCGGGGCCGCTCCTGCCGCTTATATATCTTACCCGACACTTAACAAGGAACACCCGACATGGACCTTCTAGACCTGAAGCCTAAATCTGAGACCATCGAAGTTATCTTGACCCACCCTGTAAGTCTTGAGCCGATCTGTAAAGAAGACGGAACCGAGATGTCCATCACTGTCTATGCACCTCATTCCAAGGTGTATAAGGAAGCCCTCCACGAACAGACCAATCGTCGTATCCAGAAGGCACAAAAGACCAAGAAGTTTACTCTGACATCCGAGGATGCTGAACAATCTTCTCTGGAAGTTCTTGCCCGAGTTACGAAAGAGTGGGATATTGTCGTTGGTGGTAAGACGCCGAAGATGGACTTTCAGACTGCTATGGACCTCTACAGGGAGTATCCTTGGATCAAGGAACAGATCGAGGAGGCCATTAACGACACTGCTTCTTTTTTGAAAGCCTGATTGTTGGGTTAGAGGAGTTCGCTGAACATGAGTTCAAGCTGAACATCCCCGACAAGGATGGCATTTCCAAAAGAGAGCACCTTGAACAAGTAGAAAGGCAGACTGGAGTGAGACCGAAAGAACTGGATGGACCTGAGTTCCCAGAACTTCTATCTCATATCTGGTCTGCCTTTCATGTTTTGAACAGTTCAAGGTCTGTAGGATTTAGCGGGCCTAGTCCCATCTCGTATGCGGATATCAAGGCTTGGATGGAATTGACTGAGACACCACTTACTGCCTTCGAGGTAGAAGCCATTAGGAAGTTAGACAAGGTTTATATGAGGGCTGTAAATGGCTGATCTTGCAACAATCGGTATTGGTATTGACTCTAGTCAAATTACCACAGCAAAACAAGAACTGCAAAGGCTCGGAACAGCTTTTAATAGCGCAGAGCGCAGTGCCTCTGTCTTTGTTCAGTCTTTTGATCGGGCTTTTAAGACGGCTCAACGGGATATCAAATATCTCAAAGATTCTGCTAGAGCCTTTCAAGATTTGGTCAATAAGGCCAATAATGTCACTAATGCGTATAAGTCTGCTGAAGAGTCTGCCTCTGTTTTCTCAAGAGAGTTGCAGAAGGCTGAACAACTTACGCGAAATCAGTCAAAAGCCTTTGGGGAACTTGTCAATCAAGTAAATACCTATAAGACCGCTAACAAATCTGCTGCTGATTCTGCTTCTGTGTTTGTAAAAGTTCTTCGTGAACAAGAGACCCAAGCACTAAAAACTGCCAGAGCGCACCAACAAGCAATCAATGCACAACTTGGTGTTACCCGCACTACCAAGTCTGCGGCTGATTCTGCGAGCGTATTTGCTCAAGCCCTTGAGCGTCAAGAAGCCCAAGTCATCAGAACTGGTGCAGCTACCAATGTCTCGATGCGGAGCCAAAACCAGTTTGGCCTCGTCACACAACAAGTCGGTTATCAGGTTGGTGACTTTGTTGTTCAAGTCCAATCTGGAACAAACGCTTTTGTTGCTTTTGGTCAACAGGCCACTCAGTTGGCTGGTTTGCTTTACCTCATACCCACTGCGGCGGGTGCCATCGCAGGGACAATAGCTTCTATCTTGATCCCTACGATCACTGCTGCACTCGCTTATTTTAGCAGGACTGGTGAAGCTGTTAAGACTTTGCAAGAGACGCTTCAAGGTCTTGCTGATGATACTCAGACATATCAACGTTTATCAGAGTCTCTTGAAAATGCGCTTGTCATTCCTATGGATGATGCCAGCAGGGCTTTGAAGGAATACCTTGAACTTCGTAAAGAAGCTGTTGGTGGAAATATTGTTCAGCAGACTAGGGGTGCTCTTGGGGGAATCCTGAGTCCTACAATTGCTTTGCAAAAAGACTTGGAACAGCAATTAGCTACTGAAGCAGTAATCGGGCGTCCTTTCCTTGAAGCGCAGTTAGAAGCAGTGAAGACCATTAACGAAACCCTCGCAATGGCTACTGTTGGTCCTGCGAGCGAACTTGGCCTTCGCCTTGTTGAAGCAATGGACGAGTTGGAAAGAGGTGGTATTCTCATCGAAAGTATTAGAGAACCGCTGCAAAAACTGCTTGAAGAAACTGGTTTGCTTGAACAAGCAGAAGAAGCCAACAATGTAAAGAGAGTTGAAGCCCTCGCCTTGGAGGCACAAAAAGAAGAAGCTGCTGATAGGATTCTTCGTATACGAATTGAAGAAGGACAGGCGCAAGACCGCAACAACCAACTCGCTAGAGAGGCCCAAGGACGTTACGAGAATATGAGGACTATCTCTGCACAACTTGCAGAGAACACTCGTCTTGCTGCTGAAAACTGGCTAAGAATGCGTCAATTTGAAGGGACTGCTGCTGGTCAAGCCCTTGGTCGTTATGGTGGTCGTGGAGCAACTTCTGGTCGTGCCCTAGTGGCTAATTTTGATCTTACTCCAGACCGGGATAGGGGTTCATCAAGGATTAAATCTACGATAGACCTGACCAGAGAATTGACTGCTGCTGAACAGCAACGCCTTGACTTGCTACAAACCATTGAAGGCTCCCTTGAGTCTGGTTTCATGTCTATGGTGGATGGAACCAAGAGCGTCAAGGATGCTTTTCGTTCTATGGCTAGGGACATCATTGCTGAACTCTATCGAGTTCTTGTTGTTCAACGCATCGTTGGCTCTATCATGGGGTTTGTTAATCCTTCTGCGGCTATGTTGGCCCCGGGCATTCCTGCGCCTCCTATGAGACCTAGAGCGGCTGGTGGTTCGATCATGCCGGGAGGCACTTACCTTGTTGGTGAGAAAGGCCCTGAGATCATCCGTCCTCGTCATAGTGGCACTGTGGTTCCTGCTCATCTGTCTGGTCAAGGTGGATCGTCTCTCACGGTCCAGAACAACATTACTGTAACAGGTTCTGATGCTGCTAATATCCGCATGGAAGTAGCCAAGATGATCCCGCAAATCACTGAAGCAACCAAAGCCGCTGTTATTGATGCTCGTCGTCGTGGCGGTCAAATGAAAGCCGCCTTTGGTTAAGGAGAGTATAAATGGCAATTAGTTATCCCCTGAGCCTCCCGACAAGCATTGGGATTGCCAGTATTACTTTCGGTGCCGAGAATGCTGTGGCGATCAGTTCGTCGCCCTTTACCTATGCCCAACAGGTCGTCCAGCATCCCGGCCAGAGGTGGACTGCCTCTGTTACCCTGCCTCCTCTACGCAGAGACCTAATGGAGCCTTGGGTGGCCTTCCTATTGAGCCTGAAGGGGCAATATGGCACCTTCCTCTTGGGAGACCCCAATGCTAAAAGCCCGAGAGGAACTGCAACGTCTGCCACTCTTACTGGCTCTGCTGGATCAGAAAGTCCTACTATCACCATGACGGGAACTCTTCTTGCTGGTGACTACATTCAGCTTGGCTCAAGTTCTACCTCGACGCTACACAAGGTGTTGGTAGATAGAAGTGGAACAGGAACCCTAGAGATTTGGCCTAAACTCCGCTCTTCTGTGACTGGTGCTACTGTTACCTTGACAAATACTGTTGGTAAATTCCGATTGGCTAGAAATGTTCAACAGTGGGAAATCAACAATATGAGTAACTATGGCATCAACTTTGATTGTGTGGAGGCCCTATGAGTAGAGATATCACCACACAAGTCTCGAATGCACTTGATGACGAAACTATCAGCCCTTTCTTTGCTGTTGATTTGGATTTTGATAGTGGCCCTCTCTATGTCTGGTCTGGTTATGGAAACCTGACTATTGGGGCTAAGACATACCTTGGTGCAGGAGAACTCCTGAGCATTTCCTCTGTTGAGGAGACCACAGAGATGCAAGCAAGGGGTGCCACCATAAGCATGAGTGGTATTCCTAGTTCCTTCCTCGCACTTGCCCTTGCGGAGCCATATCAAGGTCGAGAGTGCCGTATCTATTTCGGTGTGACAAGTAGCCCCTCTAACTATGTGGAGGTGTTCTCTGGCGAGATGGACCAGATGAACATCACCGAGACTGGTGAGACTTGCACTATCGCAGTTACGGCAGAGAATGTTCTTATCCGTCTTGAGCGTCCTGTAGTCAGGCGTTTCTCTGATGAGGATCAGAAGTCTCGGTTTCCTACGGACAAGGGTTTTGAGTTTGTAGCAGACCTGCAAGACAAAGAAATCTTCTGGGGAAGAACAGCACAATAAGGAAGGCACCCGACATGCCTGTTACCTATCAACAAGAGTTTCTTGTTACCACTGAGAAAGATGCAAGACCTCTTCTAGAAAAGCACTGGCAAGAGATCGCAGTCAATAAAGAGCATATCAAACTCAATCCTGATTGGGAAGCCTATGCTGACCTTGAGGCTTCTGGGAACTTGAAGATATTTACTGCCAGAGATGGTAGTGCTCTTGTTGGATACTTCGTTGTCTTTGTCAGAAACCATATCCACTACAAGGATCACTTATTTGCCCATAATGATATCTTGTTTCTGTCGGAGCCTTATCGTAAAGGCTTCACTGGGATCAAACTAATCAAGTTTGCAGAAGAATGCCTCAAGGCCGATGGTGTATCCGTGTTGACAATCAATACGAAGACACATAAGCCTTTCGATGGCGTCTTGCAAAGACTGGGCTTTAACCATGTAGAGAACATTTA